ATAGGAGTCATTGTGTCAGAACCATCTAACATAACACACTTAGTATTGCCAGCACCTGTAGTAACTGTTCCATAAACATATTGCTTTGGTTCTGGTTTATCGCCAACGTCATTTACAACTTTAGCGAATTCTTTTAATAAAGATCTATCTAAGTCCATTTCTCTCACCTCCAAAGTTTAGTAGTATATGTGGCAGTTTCCTGAATAGAACATCCAGTACCACATTTGATTGTTTGAGCAGTAATCTTAGCAATGACATTCTCTAAGCCTGCTCTTTTGTAATTTAACATCACAGCATCACCGACACGAACTGGATAATAAGAATGAGTGAATGTAACAGTATGCTCCATGCAACTCAAACTCTTAAGTAATTGGTCGGCATAAGAATCAATGATAGCTTGAGTAGGAGTGCCACTAAATTTTGGACTACTATCTCTATGCACAATTTCCCTTCCTCTTACCACAGTAGATATAGGACTATTTGGATCATCATTCACAACACGAGAATGCAAATGTAGTTTGTCAGTAGAATATACAACCTCAACCACATTAGGAATACCGTACAAGTCTCTATCATCTTTTAAAGTTGGTAATAAAATTGAGCTGTTATCATCATTAAATTCTTTAACTGGTTGTAGTGATTCAGCTGCAACAATTGGTTCGAATATAACTTGACCTAATTCATCCAGCTTAATCTCATATTTTGCATTAGCCACTAAATCAGAAAGAAAAGAGAGCCATGTATCGTCTAAATTAGCTACAAAGTTAGAATATAACTTCTCTTCACTCTTAGCATTGACGATTGGGGCTCTCATGTGCTCTCTAAACAGATTACTAGCTAATGGCATTATCTTTGTATCTTTAAGAATAGAATATCCAATAGGTGGGTAAGACTCTTTCAACTCCATTAATGGTGTATAAGCATCAATAGAATATCTTTTTTGCTTACCATTAAACTCGGCAGAAGGAGTCTGTAACAAATATGTACCTAATGGAAACTTCGAAGTAAAGCCATTTTGAATTACTACAAGATACGTTCTTACATAGCATTCATCCAAACTTTCTCCAACATCAAAAGAGGCAGAACCTAACGTCTGAACACTAGCATCTCTAGTGATTGAGCAAGATTCCACCTCTGTTAATTGTTTAGTATCTTTCCAAGTCGAAGGGTCAACAACATAAAATTCATAAGTTTGCTGCATTGACTCATGCCAATCAACTTCATACTTCTGAACTTGTACATTGCCATCTAGACTTAAATCAGGCATGACTAAATCCCTCCTTCAACTCGTTTTACTGTTAATGTTACTGGTATGACAAGGCTATCATGTTTGTTAGTGAATGTAACATTGATAAAGGCATTGTAGCCAGTACCGTTTTGCTCTCTAACATACACTGTGCCCATCCAAATTTGTAATCTTCTAAGTGCATAGATTGTATCTTTGTCACTTCTTGGAATTTCACAAGTCCAGTTACCAGTAATACCTTGTTGTGTTCCAAAGTATGCAACAGGACTCTTTCTTCCAATATACTCAACAAGCTCTGTGTCCACATCTGAACTTTCACTTGTATCTGTATTGTAAGGTAATCTGACCATTGAACCATTATAGAAAGGAATCTCTGGAGCAGTCTCAGCTAAAGAACCAAAGCTAGTCCATTCTTCATCCCATTGAATAATAATTCCTGGCTCATTTACTTTAATTGGAGGAATGTCTGTAAATCCTATTACATTTGTGTTTTTGTTTCTTGCTACGATTCTATACCTTGCATAGTCCATAGCAGGATGAGGGTCTGTTACTGATACTGAACCATAGTTTGGAATCTCAGTAGCAATCTCAGTGAACTCACCATTAAATTCTCTTCTATACACAGCCAATACAACATTGTCATGAATTTCATAGTTTTCATCATAGCAGAATGGATTAATATAAGCACATACAGAATCTTTATTAATCGTAATTCTTGCATCTGGATAGAATGAAATCTCTTCCCAACTTACTACAAAGTCAGCACTTGTTGAAGCAGTTAAACCAGAATTCATTGAAGCAGTTACAGTAACTTTGTAAGATTGATTGTTTTCTAATATACAATCCTGAGGCATTAATACATGTGTGAGCGTATTCTTAGTAGCTGGAGAGTTCTTAGAAAATATAACTTCACCAGCATTGACTATTACATTTTTGCCTGTTGAATCTTGTGTTCTGTAGCTGTTATTAGCCACAATTGAAATATTAATATTAATTGCTTCTTGTGTACTTGGACCTGCCTCTACTTTGATTCTATAAGGATATGACGTAAGTGCCGTATTCCCTTCATTCAAAGTTAAAGTAACAACTGGTGGTGCATAGGTATTAATCTTGCGTTGAACTGACCAATCAGAATATTCAAGTGATACACCTCTTGATCTAACACGCCATAATATCTCAGCTCCTTCAGTGTATTTTGAAAGGTCTAAGTCATAAGTATAAATCTTAGTTTCATTGTCCTTAATCTCTTCTTTTGAAGTATCTAAAGTAACAATATTAGCTTTACCATTGATAGTTAATTCAATCTGGGCTTCGTATTGCTTTGATGCATCTTGGGAGTTGTGAGTCCAATATAACGTCATTGGGTCACCGATAATAGCAGAAGCAGTTAAAGACCATGTTGTTGGAGGTTCTGGTTTTGTACCTACAATTTTGTAAATAATATCACTCCAACTTGAACTACCTTTTGAGTTTACTGCTTGAACACGGAAATAGTATTCATGACCTTGCTCAATTCCAGTGATGATGCAATAGTTAGTTTCTGATGTTGCAGACTTAACTTCACTACTTGCATCGAAATATAACTTATTAGTTGCATATTCAACTTTATAGCTAGTTGCTGTAGTGCATTGATCCCATGATACTCGAACAGATCTAGTTGATTCAATACTGATCTTAACATTCGTTGGAGCAGCAGGAATAGCACCTACTTCACTTGAGTATTGAGACCATTCACCAACGATGTCTTTACCACCGATAACATTAATTGCTCTACATCTAGCTCTGTATTCTCCACCAGCTTCAATTGGACAAATATAGATTGCTCTAGCTGTCTTAACTTCAACTCTACCAGTCTTGAATACTCTGTTACCCTTAACAACTTCGAACTCAACATAAGAAGCTTTTGCATCAGTAATGTTTTCAATCTTAGCAGTTAAGTTATACTTTTCAATAGATACAGAAGGAGCAGAAAGTTGTGCTGGAGGTAACTCTGAAACATTCATCTCAACAGTTACTTCTTCACTACTCCAATATGGAACATCCTGATCTCCTGATTTGTAAGTTTTAGCTACTGGCTTAACAGTAACCTTTAATTTTGTAGCATTTGAAGGAACACTATATGTAGCGTTATTCATCTTTACACTTGATGAACCACCATCAAACCAAACACCATTTACGCCATAATACCATTGGACCTCATAGTGATCACCATGTCCTGATATCATTACACCTTGGTCTGCCATATAATCCCTCCTTCTATGCTGGTTGTAAATTGCCTACTCTAATAGGACTCATAATTCGGAAGCCTCCAGAATCAGATTCGTTGATGACTGCTCTATCACCATTTATTTCTAGAACTCTCCATTTGTAGTTATAAACAAAGGAAGGTATTCCAGCACCGTTGTACCATGTCGAACCTGATTTAACACGAACCCAGCTACCAACAGCAACTGAGCCTCCACCTCCACTTCCTCCAGAACTTGATCCAGAAGAAGGTGTAGGGTCTTTAAAATCCCACGATGCATAGACCGTAGACCCTGAAGACCCTTGAAGAGCAATTTTTAAATTTGATACTTTTGCCATATTACACTCTTCCTTCTATTTTTACAGCACGTACTAAATCACTTACTGCATTAGATACATTTGAACCATCATCATATGTAATACCATTGATGTTGTATGTATTTCTTTCTCCTAATTTAGCAATGTCTTTACGAAGTTTATTAATTGAGTTAACAATATCTCCATTTTGACCATTTTGACCTAATTTCATTGCTGTATTAATTGCCTTAAGATTTGCTCTTACTCCAACCGATTTAGTACCGCCAAACATGCTATTCAAATGCAATGCACCAGATTCAACCCCAGATAAATCAAGAATAGGACTAATTACTGGTTGCACATTCATATCGGAATCTAATAAAGCTCTAACTTTGTTAATAGAATTTGTTAATGCTTGTTTTGCGGTATCTGCCATCTTGGTAGAAGTAATTCTAGCAGATTTGAAGTTATTGATAATACCATTAGTGAAACCAATACCAAAGAAATCACCAATTTTATAACCTTCTTTTGATGGCGAGTGTTCGTCAAGGGCTCTTTGTGCAGCACTCTTAGCGGCATTTGCCATTGCTCTAGCTGCAACACTTGCTGCATATGAACCAGACCTAATTCCGTTTGCAAAACCCTGAGCTAAGTAACTACCAGCACTATGGAAACTACCATGATAACCACGTAAAGTACTAGATGCACCTGACACCAAGCTTTTGACAGCAGAGGTTACAGATGACTTACCACCTTTAATTCCAGAAGCTAACTCTGTGGCAAGTTTTCTACCTGCGGATTTAAATTCTCCTTGCTTACCATTAACAGTTGATTTCATGCTAGATAATACAGTAGTCATTGAATTTGTTAATGTTGACTGTCCAGAACTAATTCCACTTGCTATCGAATTAATGATTGACTTACCAACACTATTAAGTTGCTTAGCTGCATTCTCGATAGGATTTACTAAATTATTTGTAATTGCTTCTCCAACGCCACTTAGTGAGCCTGCAGAAGAAGCAAAGTTTCCAAAAGATGTGCCTAAAGTGGATAGACCTGAAGTGATAGCTCCATAATCAATTCCAGATAATTTGACAACTGCATTAGCTACCATTTTAGTAGCTTCTGCGCCAGTGGTTACATCTCCAACTGTGCTGAAGTTCTTGATAGCATTTGCAACTTTGCCTAATTGAGTATCAATGTCAGAAGGAATACTTAGTCCTTGAAGCTTATTAATACTTGTAACAAGTTCACTAAATGGTCCTGTCAAAGAGCTTAAACTCCATCCTGCCATGAATAGCCAACTGAATTTCTGTAAACCATCTGCAACAGAACCTAACTGTGTACCAATATTTTCAGGTATGCTTAATCCAGTCATACTCTTCATAGCTTCGACTAAATCTCCCAATGGACCAGTTAATGTACTTAAACTCCATCCTGCCATGAATAGCCAACTGAATTTCTGTAAACCTTCTGCAATACTTCCAAATGTCTCTCCAATACCTTCTGGAATTGTAACTCCAGACCATTTTGCTAATGAATCAGCCAAGTCACCTAGTGGTTTTGCAAATGTAGCTAAGGCATCTGCACCCATTCCACTTGCCCAGAATTTATTGATTCCACCTGCTAGACTGCCAATTTGTGTTCCAAGGTTTTCAGGTACAGTAACTCCAGACCATTTTGCTAATGAATCAGCCAAGTCACCTAGTGGTTTTGCTATGGTTGCAATAGCTGCACCACCCAAACCACTTAATGTAAACTCCATAACACCATTTGCTAGGCCAGTCAATGCACTTTCAAAGTGATCTGGTATTTTTACATTAGACCATTTGGCTACAGAATCTGCTAAATCTCCTAATGGTTTTGCTACTTTTGCAATTGCATCTGCTCCTAAACCAGATAAAGAGTTTAAAAAACTTCCTAGTGCAATAGTTCCCAATGCTTCTTCCATAGCATGAATTCCATTTTGAATTTCATCCCATGACATTGAGCCAAACTTTTGTAATGCATCGGCTATCTCGCCTAAACCTTGAGACGCTAAAGTAATTGTACCTGCTCCAAGAAGTCCAAGGAATCCAGTTAATGACCCGAGTAATCCAGATGATAAAGATAGCTCGCTTAATACATAGCCCAAGCCAACAACACCTTTACTAATATCATCCCATTCCATTGTTCCAATTGTCTGAAGAGCATCTGCAATATCACCAAGTCCTTGAACTGCTAACAGTATTGAGCCTGCTCCAATTAAACCAGATAGCCCTGTAAGTTTACCTAACGCACCAGAAGCTATTGCAACTTCACCAAGTACATAACCCATTACAACAACACCTTTACTGATGTCATCCCAAGGCATGCCTCCAATTTGTTGTAATGCATTTGCAATTTCGTCTAGAGATTGTACCGCTAGGACAATAGTGGCAGCTCCTACTAAACCAGATAGTCCGGACAAATTACCCAAAGCTCCGGCGGCTATAGACACTTCAGCTAAGGCATACCCCATTCCAGTTAAACCTTCGCTAATGTCATCCCATGCCATACTTCCAATTTCACTTAAAGCATTTGCAATTTCGTCTAGAGATTGAACAGCTATTAATATTGATACTGATCCGATTATTCCAGAGAAACCTGCTATTTTGCCAAGGGCTCCAACTGCAATTGAAAGTTCGGCTAAAGCATAGCCCATTCCAACTAACCCTTGACTAATTGTTTTCCAAGATAATTTTCCTATACTTGCTAGGGCTTCTGCAATTTCATCTAGGGATTGAACCGCTATTAGTATTGATACTGCTCCAGCTAATGATTTAAATCCACTAGTTTTTCCTAAAGCTTTCATAACAATAGTTAACTCGGCCAGAGCTCCACCCATGCCAATAAGACCTTTTGCTATTCCTTCCCAAGATAATCCTGAGAATTTTTGCAAAGCATCTCCTAACATCTTACACGCTTCTGCCAAAGCAATAATTGCAATAGTAGTAGAAATAGGAATTGGTGCCATACTAATAGCTTCAAATCCTTTGGTTAAAATTTTCATTGATATTGCCAATGCTATTAATGACTTGGCTAAATTATATTCGTCAATTTTAGCTAATTTCTGCATAGCACTTGCTAAAATATCAATTGCTTTAGCTAATGCCATAACTGAGATACCAGCTTTAACTAAGCCTTTTCCTTTAAATGAAGCAATTGCATTAGAAATAAATTTAAAAGACCTATTTAGCATTAAGAACATTGCGCCAATAGCAATTACTGATTTAGTAATATCTGCAGCATCCAAGGCAGCAATACTTCTTAAAGAAGCTGCTAAGATTCCAAGTGCAGCTGCAATAGCAACTAATGAAGATATATTAACGCCAATAGTAAACGCTCTTAATGCATTACTAATTTCCCCAAAGAATGCTGAAATTTTTTTAGCTAATCTTGGCGTTTTACCTTCTCCTCCGAATATACTGTCAATAGTATCTGTAATACTATCAAATAGGTCAGTAAAACTCTGTATACTTCTGAATATTCCTCCACCAATAAGTCCTGCAAAAATATCTCCAATAGAAACATTATTAGCAATCCATCCAAACACTTTAGTAATACTATTCCAAATGCCATTCAATACATTGGAAATACCTTGACCTGCTTGAGACAACAAGTCACTAAAATTACCGATTTGAGATGCAGCACCTTTTAATACTCCAGCAATATCTGTAACCATCTTGCCTAAACTTCCAGCAATATTTGATGTAGTGAATCCATTATTTAAAGATGTAAACATATCTCCTATTGCTGATGTTAGGCTTAGAATAATATCAATCACACTACCAAAAGCACCAGAAGTAAATACCTTACTAATAGCACCGCCGACTAATTCAAGTCCTTTCTTAGCCATATCAATTACTGAAAATAAACCTTTAAAAGTTCTTTTTAATTTATCAGCAGTTTCATCACTAATTTTTAACTTTGATGTAAGTTTTTCGAATCCTTCTGTCAAATTTAATAATTGTTTAGCAGTAACAGGTGGGAATATATCCCTAAAAGCTTCTTTGATAGGAGTGACAATACTAACTAATCCTTTAAAAATATTGCTAAATGATTCTATCAATTTAGTACGACCACCTAGGTTTGCCCATTCCTTTACCACTTTGTTTCGTGCTTCTGCACTATCAGTGATCATATCATTTAATACTTTGCTAACTGATGTCCACATTGTTCTAGCATCTTCAAAGCCACCAATAATAGTTCTCCAAGTTTCAGTCCAACCCGAACCTAATGCTTCTTTTAAAGTATCAATTAACTGGGAGAATGTCTTAACCTTAGTTGCAGCATCACCGGCTGTCTTGGCCAAATCTGCCATCTGCTTTGCTTCTTCTTTACTATAACCTTGGTCAACAAATTTCTTAATTGCTGCTTCATATTCTTTTTGTGTATCAGCGGCAGTAGATAACTGGTCTAAAGTCTGAGATAATACTTCTGTAGTTAGCCATCCAGTTTGCAAAGAATCACGGAACGTTTTATTTGCTGTAATAGCAGCTTTTGCTCCTGTTTGTAAATGCTCAGAAGTTCTAATTAAAGCATCCTGAAACACTTTACCACCCATATTAGCATTAACTACAGAGTTCCAGTCCATTAGTTTTACTGTTCCAGAAGCTAATGCTTGTGATAACTGGTACATTGCTCGAGATGCATCTTGAGAAGACGCACCAGAAACTGCAGCTAAATTTGCTATACCTTTGATAGCAGATACTGAATCTTTTAGTTTTACACCTGCTGCAGTAAATGTACCAATATTACGAGTCATCTCTGTAAAGTTATAAATAGTCTTATCAGCGTAGTGATTCAATTCATCTAATGCAGAGTTTACTATTTTGACGTTTGTACCCTCTTTTTGAGTATTGGCCAAAATAGTCTGCACTGCATTCATTTGTGTCTCATATTCTTTAAAACCATCTTTAATTGGGTTAATAGTTACAGCAGAAACTAACTTTTTTCCCATGTTCATTACTGAATTTGTAATTCTGTAAATAGCTGTCATTGCCACAACTTCCATTGCAGAGAATTTTGCTTGTACAGTCTCAAGTCCAGTAGACATTGGAGAGAAGTCCACATTCTTAACTGCTGAAGAAACATTTTTTAGTCCATCTGCAGCTCCTTTAAGGTTAAGTTTAGATTTTAATCTATCCAAAGTATTCATTGAAGTAGCAACACCAGACTCAAATTGTTTGTTGTCAAACTTCATTGATAATACTCTTTCATCAATAACATTACTCACGACTAGTTACCTCCCTCCAAGCTGCATCCGCTAAATTTTCAAAAACAGGTTGTATGGCTGGATTAATGTAGTCTCTTCCTTCAACCCAACCACCAGTACCTGTACCATGTCCAAATTGTAAAATTATAGCTATTGATATACCTTTGTTAATGTATGAGTTACAAAAGTTAATCTTAGCCATACCCTTACCATCTTCAATTTCGTAGTACCAAGACCCCGCAGTTCTTCCAGAATCAACTGGAGTAGCTGACATAAGGGCCTTTACGCCTTCTTGAGCGTATTTATCTAAAATTTTTGCTCTAGATCCTAATTTTGCTTTTTCTAAGAATTTTGTGATCTTAGAAAAGTCTCCCTTATGTTCAAATCTAATCATAGTTTTTATCCTTTACTATTAAGCTTGCTTCTACGTTGTGCATTTAATTCCCTATTACGTCTAGCAAGTTCAGATTTACTCATTTTCTTAGGAGGTTGACTCTTAATACTACAAACTCGAATAAGAGTTATTAGTTTATTTAAATGCCATTTCTCACATTCAAATGGAATATGTAAAGCAACCATATAGTAGTAAATAAGTTCTGCTGTAATTTGTTCACCTTTTATATGATTGCTATTTTCTACTTCTCTAAAGGTTGTAGCAGTCATTGGATAATTAATGTAATTACTAATCTCCTTAATGTTCTTGTCACTCAACCTGTAGTAAAGTTTATAATCAACATTTGAACCAATTGTCATACATCTAATGTAGTCAATTATTTCTTCTGTCGATTTTTCTGTATCCGTTAAATATGGTTTACACCATTTGCTTTCCCATTTTGAAATAGAGACTAAAGAATGCTCTAACATTAAAGTTTGTGACTTTCCATATACAAACTCTTGTTTTGCTTCGTCCCACATCTCATCGGCAGGTACAGTTATCTTAAGCATTCTTATCACCTCCATTGATTATTACTGTAAGTTAGAAGGAACTACCACTTGAGTAGTTTGGGTATTTTCCATTACTGGAAGAATTCCATTAACAAACTCACTGCATTTATTAGCATCAGTAGCTAATTCCATGTATAGTTCAACAAATGCTTCTGTTTCTTCAAATTTCTTAGATAATGGAATTCCATTAGCATCTACTTTAATGAAACGTTTACCATCTGCTGACTTCTCGCCATAAGAATTTAAGATGAATACTTTAATAACTCCGATAAGTTCTTTTAAATTCTCAGATTTTGCAATCTTTTCAATAAAATTAGCATAGCCACCTTCTACACTTGCTTCCATTTCAGTTACTTCAACTTTGTTTAGATTGAAATAGAAGTCTTCTGCTCTTTGCACACCGTTATAATCTGTATAAGTAATAGTTTTTTTTAACATATAGTTCACTCCTTTATAAAAAATGAAAAGACCCCGAACATTAAACGAGGTCTTTATAGTTAGCTTTTATTAAGCTTCTTTCAAGATTGAAATGATTTCTTCAGGCATTGGTAATCTAGATTCTGTACCTGTACTATCAGATCCTGTGCCATTAGTTCCGTAAAGAATATCTTCGATTTTTTTTAATTTGTCAGGTTTAACTTTAGTTGAGTCAATTTCCAAGTGAGATGTAGGTTTGAATCCTTCAACATTTACTGGAGTAGTTGTACATTCCCAACTAAATTCGATAGCTTCTGGACTATCATTGATTGTTGAATATCCTTTTTCAGATGGAGAAGCTTTTGCACCATAAACTAAGTGTAATTTATAGCCATAATCTTCGCCTTTTGTATCGTTACCTAATACAGTTCTGTAAGACAAACCGAAAGCTTTTCTAGCTTGTTGCCCAACAAATACTCCACTGTCAGCAACAACTTCTTTTGTACCATCACATTCAGCAAATTCATCAGGATATGTATATGCACCAATTGTGCATCCAAATTCTTCATTTGAATATAACTCTAAGTATTTGCTATCATTTGCATATAATGCAGTTGCTTCTGCTCCAGATGGGCTTTCAGTAACAGAACGTAATCCGTTCCAAGCTACACCTTTTGGATATGCTCCTGTCTCATCTTGAACAAATAAAACACCCATCTTGGTACCAGTTTCATAGACTCTTTCACCAGTCTGGTCCCACACTAATCTTTTTCCTTGAGCCATTATGTTTTCCTCCTATTTAATAGTAAATTTTGAACACTGTATGATGAAGATTATCTGACTCGAACTTTCTAGAGAATCGACAAAGGGGGAAATGCGCGATTCTATCTGGAATTTCACTATCAGGGTCCTTATCAATAACAGTAACATCGTAGGCATGCCGCATTAGATAAATACTATCGTTGGCATGTCTTGTATCAATGTCACTTAGAGAGTAGACAATAGCCGGATACTTCATTTGTATGCTTTTTGGTGGTTGGAAATATACATTTCTACTTCCTAACGCTTCCACTAATTTGTCATGTAATTTTAGTCTATTGCTACTCATTGTACATTCCTCCAAGTGACAAAACTAAACGTGGGAATTGAACAGAAATGTTTTCCACTTTCCATTTAACTCCCATGTAAGTTACGTATTTCATGGCAAAATAATGTTCATTCGCAAATGGATCAGACACAATACTAATCTCATCGCTAACATTAACATTGTCATTAATACTGGCTCCATTTGTAGTTCGTATGCGTCTTGAATTTACTTCTCCATAATAAAAACGGCGCTCTATCGTATCAGTATATACTCCAGGGGCCGTCTCCTTACTGATTGCAAATCCAATCTCTCCATAAAATTTTGCCATTTTGAATCTCCTTACTAAGCAGCTGCTGGAGAACCAACTTTGTAAGCTAAAGTGATAGCTGAGTATGGTTTAACCAATGCTCCTGAGCAACGAGTTTCAATCAAGTATTTCTGTTGGTTGTAGTCGATATCGAAGTCATCAAACATGTTGACTTCTCCACCTTTATCTGCGCCAACGTTGTAGTCAGCTAAGTTAACTACGATACCAGCAACTTCTTTTTGTTCTTTGTCTTTGAAACCTTCCATTACTTCAACAGTAACAATTTCTTTAACACGTAAAGTAGTTGCTAATTCAGCTTCAGTCTTGTAAAGTTTGTGACCGATTTTGTCTTCCAACAATAAACATTCAGTTACTAAATCTTCAGTAGTGAATAATGTTGGATTACCTGAACCTTTGTAGTCTTTACGGCTACGGATTACAGAGTCAATGAATGCTTTAGCTTTATCAGCTCCAGTTGCACCAGTAGAAACATTAACATCTGCTTTGATATTGTATAAATCTTCATCTAAAGCGATTGGACGAATGTTATCAGTTTTGATGTGGTCATCATCTGAAGTTAAACGTCCGTCACCGATTAAGATTGCACGTGCAATTTCCTCATCCAACATCATACGCATTTCAGATTTTAACCATGCGATTACATCGAAATCTGTAATGTCGATTACATCATCGCGGTCCATCTTTTGTTTTTTATAGATAGTTGTTGGAGTTGTAGTACGTTTCAATAAGCTGAATACTTCTTCTTTCTTCATCTTTCCTTTGATGTAACCTTTAGCACGTGCCTCATCTGCAGTAATATCTGCAAACATTGATTTAATACGTGAGAATGGTGTGTGGTGAACTCCACTCATAACTTTTTGTACCCATCCCATTTCTCGTTGGATGAATTCTGGTTTGTCAGTGAAGTTCTTAGCATCTGGAAATAAATAGTCGATGTTTTGGATTCCATATTCACCAGCATGTGCTAAGAAACTTTCACGCATACTTCCCTGACGTTTTGCGTCTTTAATGATTACTTCCATACCAGTGTGAATTAAAGTATCATTTTCTTCGTTCATTTCGTTGTCGAATACATTGTGTTTCATGTCTTCTTCCTCCTCGTTTGCAGAGCCTCCGCTCTTTTGTGAATCTTCTAATGCTTGGCCAATTAAGGCATAAACAACTGTTTTTTGTTCTTCGTTCAAAGTGTCAAACACTTCTTTAACAGTCTTGTCATCACTTTGTGTACTGTTTTTGTTTGGTGTACTCATTTTTTCTTTCTCCTTTTCCTCTTTTTCATCACCCTCTGGCTTAGAATCACTGTGGTATAGTTCAATATTGTCAGAGTCTTCATGAATGTTAATGATTGCAGCTTCATCTGAATCATCAGAGTGAGCTAGGATTGTATCAATGTACGCTCCTGGATTTGCACCAGCTAAAACCAAGCTAACTTCACGGATAGCACCATGTAAAACATCGCCTCCGTTTTGCTTTAATTGGTTTGCATAAATTGATAAGCATTTAACATCATGATTCTTGACAAGTTCCTTTGCTAATTTTCCAGATGGTGAATCATTGAATTTTCCGTATGCGTAAACTCCTGAATCTTCGTTCTTAAGCATTGCATGTCCTAAGACGTTATCTGGATCATCGTGCAAGTGATTCCATACTAGAGGAACTTCCATGCCATCACAGTCTGCGAAAGCATTTTTACGGATAGTTCTACCGTCTGAGCAACGAATGTTATTACGAGTAGCCCATCCACCAAAATCAAATTTTTCCATTTTGACGTTTCCTCCTTATAAAACAAAAAAAACAGTTCCAATTCATTTGAATACTGCTAGTAGTTTTTCTATGCTAATTTGTCTATAGAATTAACTAACTTGTTGGTTCTTCTCCTGAAAATTCACTGTTTGTCTCGTCTGCTCGACCTCCGTTTAATCTCTCTTCTACTTCAGCATTTGACTGACTGATGTTACTGTTAACTAATTCATCTGCCTTTGGATCAGAAGATGGTTTCATTCCAATAATCTGACGAATTTCGTTAGACGTTAGAATTTCATTTCGAGTAAACTTATCAGCAATTTCAGCAATATCATTAACCGGTACTAGGTTGAATGGATCTCTGAAGTATTTGATTGACTGCTTTTGAGTTCTTGCAGTTTTTGTTAAAAATTTTCTTTTAAATTCATCTGTTATGGCAGCAACTATTGGTTCTATGCTTCTGTTATAGTAATTAAGCATTACTTTCTCATCAGCAGTTCCATCCATCACAGCTTGCGTAATTCCTAGTTGACTGTATAACATGTTTGTTAAGTACTCGATTTGATTCATTAAGTTATTATCTACTGAACGGTTAAGCTGTGTAATTTTCTCAGTTCCATCAGTGTATGCAATTCCATACTTAGAACCAGCTAACTGCATTTCAATGTCTTTACGTCTCTTCTCAGCTTGCTCTCTTCGAGCATCTGATTTAATGACATATGGTAATTGGATGATCATGTCTAACTTTCCTGCTCCACTCTGTTCATCAATTACGTCTAATAGATTTAGCTTACGAATCAATCGTTGTAGTGTTGAGTTTGGTTGATTAATAATCTCATATAGTGGATTCTCAACAATAGCCACCATACTTTTTGGTAGAGTCACATCTTCATGTCTACCAGTTTTTTCATTGTAAAGGTTAACCCGTACATGCTCCGGATACCACTCTACAATTTTTCCTGTTCGCAACTTTTCAATGTCTATAGATCCATTTGTTGTTGGATCTAACTTTGTATCAGTTGGAACAATAGCAACTACGCCTTCATCTAATAAAGACATAACAATATCCTTCTTTAACTGCCTACCAGTTTGGTCTATGTTTGCTTCCAAAGTAAGACAATTATTAAGGCCACTATTGATTTCAGATAAATATCGACCGTTCTCATCAAGCTTTACATGGCGTATATCAATCTGAGAACAATCAATTGCAATACGTGTAAATACTGATGACACAATAGATTTTTCATTTCCATTTCGTAGTCTTGTTCTGAATGGTTGATAAGAATATCCTCCATAATCAGGACGATAAGTTGGGTCTCTATTAAAAAAAGCGTTCCAGGCATGTGCTAACCTAGAACTAATCGAATTTTCCATTTTGACGGCTCCTTCTTTCGTGTTAAAATATATACATTAAAGGAGATTCACATAATGCAAATTCCTAAAATAAACGTACCTGCACAAATTAATAAAGTTAAATCAATTTCACAGGAGGATTTAGTAAAAGCTATAAATACTTGCTATGAGAAAACTATGCAAGGTCTACCTGGAGTAAAATCTAGTTATGACTTGGCAGATGAGTATCTATCCAAATATCATGACCCAAAGATAGCAGCAGAAAGACTAATAAATGCACAAGTTAAAAAGTGCACTACATCTGGTTTTGTTACCGGGTTAGGTGGACTAATAACTATGGCAGTAGCAATTCCCGCAGACTTAACTGCTTGTATCTTTGTTCAACTCCAAATGATTTCTGCTATTGCAGTTCTTGGCGGATATGATCCAAAAGACGATGAAGTCCGTACAGTAGCTTATATCTGCCTAACTGGAGAAAGTGTTTCTGAGGCACTTAATAAAATGGGAGTTAAGATTGGACAAAAAGTTGGAACCAAATTAATTGATAAAATACCAGGAAAGTTGTTAGTTAAAATTAATCAAAAACTTGGAGGTATGATTTTCACTAAATTTGGAACAAAAGGAGTCATTAATCTTTGTGACTTGGTCCCAGTTGTTGGTGGAGTAATAGGCGGTGGATTCAATTATGCTACTACCAGAAAAATTGGAAAAATAGCTACAAAAGAATTCTTAAAATAATTATTCAAATGCATCAGGGTTTCGCTTGAAAGCAACTAATGCATCTATCAAGGCAGCGACAGGGTCAATCTTCTCGTCATGCCTTTTTTTTAGCAGTTTCCTATTACCGTTTGTATCCTCAATAGTGATACAATTCCCCATTGCGAATCCGAACAATTGTTCATCAAAGATTAAAAGTCTTTCCTCTGAAATCTTCTTAATCTCACCTAATGGAACTGATTCTGTTCTAGCTCCTTGCTGTACTTTCTCTACTCCAAATGGACCGTTTTCTGTTACCCATCTTTGAACAAATGCTTCTGCATTATATGGGTCAAATCCAAATGTTCGAACATCATACTCTTGTTGAAGGATGAATTGATCTAAATCTTCATAGACCTCCATCATATCTAGAGTTGTTCCTTCCATGACTGCCAAACTTCCTTCTTTAATAAAATCTTCATACTTCATTCTCATTGCTGGGTGCAACTTGTTAAAAGTTAATGAAGAAATATAGTTTCTTGTCTTAACTCCAAATCCACCATTAGATAATGGGAATAAGAATGTAAAGGCACAGAAGTCATCACCTCTTGAAAGGTCTGCACCAAGACTACAAGGCATCTTCCAAAAGCTTCGTTTCCTATGAGGTATAGTTTCATCATAGGTAAAAAAATAGGTATACCCTTCCATAGGTATACCAAATCGTTTTGCTAAAATATCGTTTCTTGCGGCTGGTGTTTTCTCAGCACGCTCAACATCTAATTGAATTGTTTCATAAGTTACTGTTTTACCAGTATTAGGATTTGCCTTAAGCCACATCTCAGGAATTCCAACTTCATCCAACGAATCGAGTTTATACCACCAGATTGAAACGTGTGGGTTAATGTACTCACCTCTTAGAATTTGTTCTAATTCCATTTTGACGCTATCACCTACACCATTACGAACCGTTCCTTCTGAACTAGTTGCAATAATTAAATAGTCGTCTAATTTAGATGCACCTTGCTCAATTGCCCCAACTACATCTTCTCTAATGTCTCCAGATAGCCATTCATCAACTGTGGCTAATTTACATCTTAAACCTTGCAGTGAATCAATGCTCATAGCTCGGACTTCAAGCAAACTACCTGTTAGAAAGTTTTCAATACCCTTCTTGGTAGAGCATAGCTTCTGTCGATTTGCTCTTGAACCAGTTGTGTTCTGCAATGAACCTTGAGTTAGAAACTTAAACAACGGTCCTCTAGCTCTAGTAATAGCAGTTTTCAAAGGAGACATTGTTTCCTCTGCTTGCTTCATTGTTGGAGCTGTGGCAACTTGATGTGTTGTAGATGGGTCTACATTAAGTTCATAACCATGCATACTTGAAGCATACAATGATTTAGCAGCACCTCGACCAACAATCAAATACTGTTTGTTGGTTAGACGTTTCTTAATTGTCTTTTGAACATAGTGTCCACCATGCCCATCTTCATTAGGTTCATACACACTACGTTCGACATAGTAGTACCAACCCCATACTTGCTCACCCCATAGTTTAAATGAGTCTAGTAAGTTTAAATCTGAGCCATCAGTTAGAACTAATTCATTCTCGCAGAATTTAATCCATCCCTCGACGGCTTTATCATCATAATAATATTTAGGACTGGCAATCAATGCATCAATCCTATTCATTTCCATAGATACTTGTTTACATACAGGTATCTCTCCTCGGATAACGGCATCTCTAAATCTGCCGTAATACTTTGGAACAGCAGTGTTAGATAATGCCATTTAATCACCTACTTAGATAATTCTTCTCTTAGTTTTTTCGGTGAAATTTCAGTAGTATCCTCAAGAATATTAATAAATGCGACAAATGAGGTCCATTCTACTTTCTTTGTATCATTATTAACTACATAAACTGTAATGTTATCATCATTTAACATGAAAAAATAGTAATCATTCCATGAGTATGCATCTGAAATATCTTTTTTTAATAATTCTTGTAATGTAGTATCTGTACTACATACCTTAAAATTTGCGCCTTCTAATGTTCTTTCCATAATAGTCACTCCTTTATATAACTTTATCTAACAATTCCATCTAATGCATCAACTAGTACTTCTGCATTATCTAGTCTTGCTAACGTTAAGTCTCCATTTTTATCTATCATCTTCCATAATCTTTCAATTGTATCAGGATTATTAATTACTGAATCTGAGCGTTGTCCATCAAAAAATTGGACAATTCCATCTTTTATTGTAAAATTGAATGCATGCCCACCTTTACCTTTTATAAACTGTACGCTGCATACCCCAGATGCATTATCTCCAAATTTTTTTACAAGCATTTCAGATGCATCATTTACTGACTTGCCAAATTTAACAGCCGAACCATTTATAACTCTTGCCCCTTTAAAGCATTTTTCAACAACGCCTCCTAAATTTTGCATCTCACCGTCTGTGCTTCCTGCTGTAACATTAAAACCTATTGATCTAAGATATGATGCTATACTGCAATATGTGCAGTTGTTCTTATAGGAAGGGTTGCTCCAATTTGGATTTGCACTCTTTATGACATCGCTAATTTTCTCATTAGAAGATAGCTTTTTTAATCCAGAAAGAGACTTGTCTATTAAATTATCTGGAATCTCTCCACTTAACACTGTTCTGCTACTTTTCTTGCCAACATTAATTAATCCATTTAATTTACCTGTCTTATATAGATACATTCCACCAATAACAACTACTGCAGTTGCCGTTGCAGCTACACCTATTTTAATAGCCTTCTTTTGTTTATCTGTCAAGTTAAATTTCTTATTATCACCAGTAGAATTACTAGACGAAATCTTTCTAGTTCGTTTAACTTCTTTCTTTGCCTCTACACTCCAACCCTTAGCTCCATGTTTCTTTTCTCTCTGAGAATGAGCACCTCCACTTAAAGGATAAGGAGGTCCATTACGCTTACCCCATTTCATTCCTAGAACTCCATGGTGTTGTAGTTACTTGTCACTCGTATTTATACCGTAGTAATTCATTTTTTTACATCACCTTCTACATGTTTTTATAGTTTATCCTCGCAACTCTTTGATAGCCAAAGCAATTCCGAGCGCTGAACTAGTGACACCTAGCACAGTACCAGTAGTTTCAAGAATATTCTTAGCATATTCTCTACCTTTAGAAGTTTTCTTTTGATTAAATACATCATTATACTGACGTTCTAATAATTCCCTATTAATTTGATTTCTAAGTTCCTGATCACTCATAGAACTAAGGTCCATTCTTTTGTTATTTCTTCTAGAATTATTATTAATATAGTTCTGATTCGATATACGTAATGTGTCATTCATCTGTCTAGTTGAATCAACTACTTTTTTAGTTCGCTCAACATCTTCTTTGACATATCGACTAGCATCTGAATTTAAATCACTTCGCCCATTCTTTTTACTAGTTCTATAATAAGTTCCACTTTCTGTATCATACTTGTCGTACCCTTGCTCTCTGGCATCTCGAGCATAACGTTTATTACCTGCTGATGTTAGACTGCCATCTTTATTCTGGTAACGTCGTACTCCCCACTTTTGGCCTTTAATGCCGTGGTGATAGAGTTCATTAGTCATAGCCACTCACCTACTTTCTTTATTTCATTTTTCTCTTCATTGCTGTCAATCCATCCCAGATATCACCATTTGTACTTTTTCTTGCTCTATCTATTTTAAAACCATGCTTCTCATAAATATGACGAGCATCGTTACTGCTACCAGGAACTTCTAGAGTCATAGTTTTATAACCGTTTTTCTCAGCGTAACCAATGGTATAATCCATAATAGAATTGGCATAACCTTTTCCACGTTCTGATTTTTTTATATCAATCCAGTTTAAATATAGATTATCCCCTTGCTTCTCAAGAAATAAATTTCCTACTTTTTTTCCATTTTTGATTATGTCAAAGTCCCTACTAGGATCACTAGGCTTCTTATTACGCATTTGTGCAATGTATAATTTCTCTCCTATTTTCTTAGAAGTTATAGTATCAACATTAGAGTACCGCTTCATACCTTTAGCAGTTAAACTACCATCTTCATTCTGATAACGACTAACACCCCATCTCTGGCCTTTAATGCCGTGGTGATAAAGTTCACCAGAAGTATTAATTGTATAATTTGCCATGATAATCCACCTCCGAACAAATGCGCCATTCATACTCATTAATCATTGCTTTGTAACTATCTAATGCTGAACCAGTTGGTGGGTCAAACTCTAGTCTAGTCTTTAAATATAGCCATGACTTGATTGCATTAAGTAATGATCCATCTTTCATTAAGTCAGTCCACAATGTTGACTCGTCTGTAACAGAAAATGATTTTGCACTTTCGATTCCCATCTGACCTAATGCAAGAAAGTTACTATTAATGAATAGAATCAAATCCGGATCAAATGCACTATCCCAATTGGAAACGCCACTGCATTTTTTAATAGACTCTAAGATACTATTCATGTTGATGTTGCTCTCATCCATATACCTGTCCTCCATTCTATTTCCAAGGACATGTGTCACCTGGAACTCTTTCTATAACCTTACTGTTTAACTGACTTAGATTCCCGTAATGTATGGCCTTGTGGGTGTCGTAAGTGCAGGCAATAACATTTTCCAAATCAAACAGCGCAGGTGACCTATTAATTACATCTGCTTTAGTTAATGGATTGATGTGATGAATATAAATCTTACCTTGTATTGGTAAGTCAGGCATTCCTAAATCGCATCCATTGTCACGAGTAATCACCTTGTGTCTAAAGCTTCTCCATTCAGGAGAGTGATAAAAAATTTGGTTCAAATATCTACTAGATCCAAAAGTCTCATTGCCTACTTCATTTGGTGTCCACAGATAGTTGAACCGTTCTTCAAAAGTTTTAAGTTTAATCAACTCAGAATATGACCTATTCATCTCCACGATACTCCGTCATAGCCTTGATAGCTTCAGTAAATAAACATTCAATCTCTTTACCAGATTGAATAGCTTCAGTCTTAGCTTTTAATAATGCATTCTCGGATGCTAACTTTTCTAACTCCAACTGAGCTTGTACTGTACCCAATTTTAAGAAGTGAGTAACTACTTGAGATGAAGCTGTTCGGTTTCTAAGTTGTTCCTCTGCCATATCAATAGCATAACCAATCATTCTATTCTGTCTTTCCTCTGCACTAAGAGCTGCAGTTGGAGATTCTTCAGAAATATCAATAACTTTGTTAGACTTTCTACCCATAGTAATCCCACCTTTCCCTAGTCTTAATGTAGGCATACCTCACTTTGCATAACTTTAATGACAGTTCCTGAGTACTTTGCATGGTGCCGAAGAACTGAAAATTTTCTTAAGTTTAGAGAGGATAACAACACTATAAAGGAGTAAATAATGTGACCAACCATTACTCAGAACCTGTCGTTAAAACTATGCAAACTCAAATATCAATTTTACCCCCGGGGAAAATATAAAGACCAGCGCGATGCGGGAGGGGGTGGGTAAAATCCGAGACCCCCCTCTATGCTTTTTGTATAAAGCTAGTGCTGTCGCGTTAGTTTTTATCTTTCTTTTCTACTTTCTTGTAGATTTTAAGAGGATTTAGTCTAATAATTTCATCAATTGCTTCATTGATTCTTAAATCTTTTTCTTCTTCTGTAAAGAAGTCTGAAACATTTGCTATTCGTTGTAAGTATTGACAAGAATTGTAACCTTTCAAAACGTCAAACTCAAACCAATTTGTAAACTCAGTGAAAGGATCAAAAGGATTGTCAATTGTTGTTAACATTGCTTTCATAAAATTATGCTCCTTTCAAATACTTTGTTATTGTGGATGTAGAGACACCCATCATTTCAGCAATTTGTGCTGTTGTATAATTAGAATTAGAAAGTGCTTTGATTCTTGCAATCTTTGTATTACTCAAAGTCTTTTGGCTTTTTGGTGTTGCTAAATCACGTAACACGTCAATGTCTGCATTACTAAGAATCTTATGTAAAGTATTCTCAGAAATTGCTCCTGCTTGAATAGCTTCCCATTCTTTAGCAGTAATGCTAATGTTTCTTTCCGAACGTGTACTTGTTCCTAACTCTTTTCTGTACTTTTCAATAGTCTTTTGTGATGTCTTCTTAACATCAGACTTGTCTATTAAACCTTCTGCTTTCTTACGATTTAACTCGGCTTGGGTTAGTCGTTGTGCTTGTCTTTCCTTAGTGGCATTAAGTAATGCTACATTAAGCTTAGCATTTAAACTTGCTACTTCAGGAGCATAAGCTTTAGCAGCTTCTTTGTTGTATTTAATGCTACCCGCTGTCATCATAGACTTACGGGCCTCATTAGCCATAGACTTCATAGACGCGGCATGACGGGCATATAAAAGCTCCATGGGGTGCTGTGCCTTTGATACCAGGGTATAGGGGTCATTAGTTGCAGCCATCTTGGTAGTGCGTTCCATTCTAGTCTTGGTCTTGTATACAATGCTTCCATCCTTATTGGTAATAGTCTCACCAAATACTTTCTTACCATTCTTCAATGTTACATTACGAACTGGTTCATACTTCTCACGTTGTGCTGCATCATTAGGGTTATAGCTAACTTTTCCACCATCAGCAGTTCTAAGAATAATGTTTCCAGTATTAGCATCTTTCTTTCTAATAGGATAGTATAAATCATCAGCCTTCTTATAGATAAGAGCACCTTCTGGTTTGCTTGGATCATAATATTCTTTACCTTTCATATTAACTCTTGGTGTACCTTGAGTCTTTGGTATTGAATATTGACCTTTTGCTTTAGATAGAATAGTAGATGCACCGCCACCACTTTGGTATTCTTTCTTTAAACCGTCAATGTTATTATCTACATAAGATTGTTTGTAATCTAATTTATGCTTCTCTGCATCAATTACAACCATTGAATGTCTTACGGCTCTTGCTAGCTCATCTGGTTTAGCATTACCAATAGTCATGTCTGTAATAAGGTTAGATATAATTCCCATCTCAGTCTGAGTGTTCTTCATAACAGGGAATTCTCTACCATTACGATAATAATGGCTCTCACCTTTTGCATCAGTCTTAACTGTGTCATACTGATATGAATCCTTAGGGTCAAATCCTTTTAATCCTTCTAAAGGTTTAGACCTAGATATACGAACTTTACCTTGCTTGTCATCTGTAGGAATACACATAACAGTATCACCATCAAAGTCAGCTCCAGATAACTGTTCTGCTACCTTAGAATTTATACCAATTGCATCTTGAGGCTTTGTTCCTAATATAGATCTAGCTTGCTTCTGTCTGTTATTGACAGTAAGCACAGGGATTTCAAATATACCACCATGAGGATATCGAACTAATGCTAACTTTGTTCCATCTTGAAAGTTAGGAGCATATACTTCAGTTTCTTTCATTGTTGGAATTGCAGTTAATACTTGGTATCTCTGTCCTGGTAGAGCAGCTGCTTGTAAATGAACTGCAGAAGAGTCACATTCACTTGCAAATTTATTTAACAAATACTTCTTAACTGTAGGATTTGTCAAAGCCATAATATCAGCATATTCTTGAGCTTTAGTCTCCTTGGCTAAATTAAGTTGTTTCTCTGCCATATGAATGGATTGTTTTGCTAAGAATTGAGAAGGAACTGCGTTTTTCCAGTCGTCCCAATCACCTTCAACTGCACGATAATTGATAAGCCCTTGCTTTTGATTACCATCTTTATCGACATAATGGTTCTGGCCTTTAATAAGTGAACCAAATGGATTGTCTGGGTCTTCTTTTATTTTCTTAAGAACCTCAGTCATTGGTTTGTCTTTGCCTTTGTTAGTGTTGAATATAACATCAACACCATCTGGCATGTCTTTGCCATCATTGTAAACAGCCATACCTTTCAAATAATGCGTTCCATCTACTAATATACGTACTTGGGCATAAGTTTTCTCACCTTTAGTACCAGTAGCATCTGCCGGATCAGTTAAGGCTAAGTCTTTAACACCTCTTCTTAACTCAATAGTTCCATCTTTATCAATTCCACCATCTTCTTTATATCTAATCATTAATCTTTTAGAGTCTAATGATACAGGTGCCCCGACTGCAGGTCTCTTGTCAAATGATTGTCCATTATCTAAAGATTTATAATCAGTAATAGTCTTGACTTGGTCGAAATTATAAATTTCTTTATGTTCGACATCAGGAGCACATAATACACTTTGATTTGATTGTTGTCCTGGATTTGTAGCTTGTGGAATACCACCTTTGTAAACATGATATCCTTCTTTTTGTAATATAAATAGAGCAGTATCCAATTTATTTCTTGGAATATTAAGCTCTCTTTCTACACCTGGTCCGACATCAATCATTCTCTTTTCTTTTAATTCTTCTTTAAGAAAATCTGCGGTATGCTGAGCTTTCATCATACGAGATTCAGATTTATCATTTAATAAAGAACGAACAGATGATTCATTAATACCCATGACTCTACCAATTTCAGAAGCACCCATAGGTTGCCAACCATTCTCTTCATTACCTTTTTCTTTTAATCTTTTTGCAGTATTAACACGATAACATCTATCCTTGTACTCTGCATATGACTTTTCTCTTCGGTATTGAGTAGTTGTCATATTGTCACCAAATTCTTTTTTAATATTTTCTGGTGTTTCAGTCCAACCACTAGCTTTTAGCTTATTAACACGAACTAGAAAATCAGACCAGCCTTCATGTTGATATGGATCTTCTCCTGAACCCCAAGGATATCGACCACTTCTTCTTGGCATTCCATAATGAGAAATAAAATCTTCATCTTCTTGGACACCAAAATATGATTGAATAGGAGGTTTATCTTGATACATTGTCTGAGCCCTCCTTTGTTTCTTGGATTATTCTGTCGAAATATATGATCTTATCCATGATTGGAGAAATATCTTCTTCAGTAGGATTGCAAACATTAATTTCATTGTTTTGATAAATACGAAGTTCGAATGAAATATCACCTGGACGAATTCCGTAGTTCAAACAAAAAAGAGCGGCATAAATTAATAGCTGCTCCATATGTGCTGGTGATTTACCAGTCTTTAAATCATGTATTCGTAATAAGTTGTTTTCGAAACTAATACAGTCTGCAGTTCCAAAACAGTATTCTGAGTAATATAAAATTACTTCTGGATCCATTCGTAAATCAATTGCATCGTTAATGTAAGCTTGTAAGTTAGGATATACAAAATCTAGATCTACAGCTTGCGCTGGAATATGATTCTTGAATAACCATTTACGAACTTCCTTTTTGTCATTCTTTAACAGTCTTACATCATTAGCTCTAACTTTAGAACCATCCTCAAATGTTCTTGCAGAATATAACATATACTCTGCCCACTTAATGTGTTCCTCTGCAAACTGATGTAAATTTGTTCCTGAGTCTTGAGCGAAAGAATTGAAATATCGCTCCATCATTTTTTGGGCATCATAGTTAAGCCAGTAGTTTGAACTTGGACTTAAGAAACTATGCTTCCCTCTTAACCTTGAATAATTTTGCCAAAGCATTTAATACTTCCTCCTTATTTTCAGGGCAGATAAATCTACTAAATGACATATCGTTCATTAGCCCTACATAGTAATCCTGATTTGGTTGATGACTCGAATTCAAAGTTTTCTTACATTCAAGAGTTGCCCATTTGTCAGAATATAAAACAAGCAAATCTGGAATACCTTGAATGTAACTCGAATCATTCTTCATCACGATGCATCCTGGAAATATATTTTTCAGCTCTTTTATTAGCTCGCTCTGAAATTTAGACTCCAGCATTATGATTCCTCCTTTTCTGTTTCAGTTCCTCTTTTAAAATGCTAAAAGGATAAGTGCATGACCATTAAGTCAAAAATGCACTTTTCCCCTCATAAAAGAGTATGATTCTCACGCGAACCCTAACTTGAGTGAGAAAATATAAATCTTGTGATGAGTTAGTAGTTTTTATCGCCCTTGTGTAAAATAGCAGAAAATACTCCTATTTTGCTCAAAACACAAAAACACAAAAATTTTCTTAAAACTTCTTATATATTTATTTTTATTTTTAATAAAAGTTGGTAATATTTTTATGTTTTTATGTTTTACCCTCAAATCTCCTTTATATAAAGCATTTTTCGCTGCACAAAAATTGTAAAAAAATTGTAAAAAACATGTTTTTTTGGGACAAAATGTCAGGGGTACGCGTTTTTTAGTCTAAAATTTCACTCAAAACATAAAAATTTTTATGTTTTACACATTTTTGTGCACAAAACTTTGCAAGAAAAAATACAAGAATCTGGCCATAAAACGAACCAAAATCCTTGTATCTGTTAGAACTTCAAGTCTGGTACAAACTTCTTTTCAACGAAGTTTTTCTTACTATGGATTGCCCTAGATATAGCAATGTCAATACCAGACCTACTTTTTAAATGATAATAATATAAATCTACGTAAGGTGTATTCAATCTATCAATACGACCTCTAGCTTGCTCAAGTACTTTGTATGAGTAATTCTGACTATAAAATATAATAGTGTCAGTCTGTATACAATTCCAACCTTCACAACCAGCAGTGTACTGAACTAAATATACCCACTTGTCACTTTCTGGAATCTCTTGATGTTTGTGCCCATTCCATTCAGCTACTTCAAGCCAGTCTATCTGTTCAAAGATTCCTTTCAAAATATCAAGTTCGTAATCAAAGTTATAGAAGATGATACTCTTTGGGTGCACTCTCACAATATCAAGCAATTGAATCTGCCTATCTGGATAAGTATTTACAAGTCGTCTCAAAATATAGCACATACTACTTGCTTGTTGGATTGGCTCTTGCTTAAATGGATCCCAACGATTCTTAAACACTTCCTTGTATTCAGTCTTGTTGTAGTCACAGAAAATATCAATGTCATGTCGTACAGTCTTTCTCAAGTAACTCATATCAACTAATATCCCATCTCTCAATCTAACAAGTCTTCTAGTATTAACGTATCTATCAATCTTTGGATACTTAGAGAATCTAGAATATATGACATGCTGATTAATAAAGTCTGTTCTGTTTCTATAAAACCCATTAGCAATAAACACAGGAATATAATCAGTCCAAGTGTCACCAGGAGTTGCACTCAATAAAATCCACTTATTGCTTTTAGCAATTGCTAAAAATGACTTAACCCAAGTCCCATTCCCAACCACTCTCTGCTCATCAAATATAAAGAAAGCATTCTGTACACCAACATACTTTTTAATGTTGTTCCAACTATCAATAACAATGTTTAAATGAATATAATTCTCCATCTTAAATGGCTTCAATTCATCTTCCCATTCCTTGGTGTCTCTCTTTCTGGCAGTTGTAATAATATACAAGTCCATCGGCCTTGACATCTTTGTGTATCTATTACCTTCAATACGACCACCATTCAATTGAAAATAATAATAGAGGCTGGTTCTGCTTTTTCCAGTTCCAACCCCTCCATTTAATATGCAACCATTCTTCATTTTTGATACTGCATCTTTTTGGTAGTCATATAGAAAATCCTTAGCCACTTTACATCAAACTCCTTACTAAATAAGCCCAATTTGGATTAACTGGACAGTATTTTTGACCAATTAACTCAGGTGTTGTCAGTCCAATAGCAAAGTAATTATGAGCTAAATTACTCACCATAGCTTCCACTCCTTCTTCAATACTTCCATAAATAATGGGAACCTCATTCACACTCATACCTCCAGGATTATTCCCAACAAGATATGCATATGAAGTAAAGTTCCCAGTTTCTAATCTAGCAATTCCTAGTACAACAGAACTGTCAATTCCATAACGATTACAAGCTTCTACGATTTTTGATTCAATTGTTCCTGCTCCGTAGACTGCTTCGGTTTGGTTAACAGTATCTCCCAAAATTTGTTGATTGCTTCCTCCGGCAATGATTTCAGAAGTTTCATCAGACTGTGATATATCATCCATTCGTTTATTCCCATCTTCCAAGCAAGTACAAGCATGTTCACCACCACTATCGCACATATTGCTAGAACACCTATTCTCAGCATAGCACCCACTTGCAACCAATGTTCTGATGCTGCTACCCAAATGTTTGCTAAACTGTACGTTAACAGAAACCCCAGAAGCAATGCTCTCAGGATTAATCTCGTCACTGCTCCCCATTGAGCCGATCTCACCATTTCTTTCATTATTTCGTAATATTTCATCTTTCATTTCTCCTTCTATTGTCATTACGCATCCACCACATAAAACCAAAACACTCAAAATATAAATAACAATCCTCTTAGTAATCATTCTCACTTCCAGCTACCATCCTCTCTAAGTGTGATTTCTCTACCACAATATTTACACTTACTAGTCTTAACCAATCCATCTGAATAGATTACAGTAGGTTTATGGACATTAAGATAAGTACAGCAAGCGGCCATACACAAATAACTAGGGCTTTTTATTTCAAACAGCTTATTCAACCATTCTTTTAACCTACTCATAAATATCAATCCTCCACAATGTTATACAATTCAAAGATTAAGTCTGGATTCTTGTCTAGCAAATATAAAAGCCTGCTACTTGAGTTACCAATAAATATCTTCTCATGTTCCCAACGATTAAGTGTTCTCTCTGTAATTCCTAAAATCCTAGCAAAAGGTTTCTGACCCATGCCTAATTTCTTCCTAACTCTTACAACAAATTCGCCATCAACTATTGCTCTAGTATCAGGCACTTCAATAGTAATTCCTCTGTACTTAAAAATATCATTCTGCATACATCTCAAGTCCTCCTTTAAAAAATAAAAGAGACTCAGCTTTTTACTAAGTCTCTTAAAATATTAGAATCATAAATTCCCTTAATCACATTAATCTGAATATCAATGTGCTCTTCATCATTAATATAACGAATAAGTTTAATTCTAGACACGTAACTTTCAAGTTGACTCTCATCGAACTTCTTTAATAAATCTCCGGACATTGGAATATCAATAGTGTTATATAATTTACCATTCTCAAAGAACTTCACAGTTACCATTCCAGTAAATTCTTCAATAAACTGCAAAATAGCATAGAGCACATCTTCCAACGTGCCGTCATCAACTCTTAATATACGTTCTTTAGCATATACATCACCTTTAGCATTACAGCATGGATGTTCAAATAACGGATACCATACTACTAACATTTCACATACACCCCATTATCTGCAATAATTTTATATCCTTCTTTATCAATCTCAGTGATCAACCAAGAATATGGAACCTTCTCTTCAATCCACTTACAGAAATCTCTCCATTCATCTAACTTATGATTCTTTCTGCTATGGTAAATATTAGCTAGCACTTCGTAATTTAACATAACATTGCGAGTCTGATTATAACTACTTGGTAGAAGCTGAATTATGGAATACCATATTTCTTTTTTAATATCTATATCAGATTCTCTCAAATATTCATCTCTTAACTCATTTAAGGTGTCAATGTAAGGTTGAGCTACAGTTTTAAAAATATTTTCTTTTGTTGCATACAGATATTTATTATTTATAATATCATTTATGCAAGTATGTGAAACATTATATATTTTTGCTATCTTTCTCTTTGAATATTGTCCGGAATTCCATAATTTTTTTATTTTTTCTCGCTCTTCTTCTGTGAATTTACCCATGTATGTTGATAACTTTTTTGGTTGAAGATTGTTTCTTATTGCATGACTCTGATTTTCGGATCGAGTTACCCATTCTAAATTGTTAATATTATTATTCTTTTTATTGCCATCTATATGATTTACTTCTGGCTTATTTTCAGGATTTTTCAAAAAATATGTAGCAACGAGACGATGAATTGGAATTTGTACACCTTTTATAGTTACAAACATATATCCATCTTTATGATGACTACTGCCTAAGATGATTCCTTTATGTTGAACTCGTCCATAATTGCTAACAAGATAATCCGTATCATCAATTTTAGTCCATTGCTCAGTGTCCGTATCAACTTCCGGTACAAACCAATCAGGAACGTATTTGTACCCAGGCAATTGATCGAAACTAAAATCGTTCATAGAAAATGGCTTTTCTAATAATCTATGCATTTTCGAGCAACTATTCGCAACAGTGCCAACCTTATAAGTATCAAATTCGGACCACCAATATAAAGGAGCGGTAATGCGAACATAAACGGGCATCATTCTCATAAACTTACGATGATCAGTACCAGCTTTAGCAAGTTTCTTCATTAAGTTTACATCATTAGGACCTAATACAAGTTCCTTCTTAGAAATATAATGATTGTCACATTCTATTTTTCTAAGACAAGCATCACAATTATCTTTATCTTCGCATCGTTCACTATCACTCTTATCCCAGCTATTCATAGGGTTACGCATTCCTTCAATAATAAACATCAATTGTTCGGGACTAGCAAATACCGCATGTTCTAATTTAATCATTTACGCTTCCTCCAATTCTCCAAAATATTTTTCATATGATTCCAGGTCATATTGCATAAGAAATTTTTTAGCTTCTTCTTCAGACAATGCTTTTGCACAGTTTTCATAGTCTGTTTTATATGCCAAAAGCCAATGATTTTTTAAACTTTTAAATATCTGTACATTTTTAGCAAGATAATGTATTGGCACACCTAATAGTTCACAATGATATGAATATTTGCATTTTGTTGACACCAATTCCATTTTATCGGTGTTATATTTAAGATCATTGATTACAAAAATCATTCCACGTAACCTCCTAAATATTCATCAATAAGTTCATTTGCTTTTACTTCTAAAATATCCAATTTAACATCTTCTGGATCGTCAATCATTCTTTTTTCTTCCTGTAATCTTTTCTCTGTTACAATCTTAGCTTCCTCGGCTTTTTCTCTTGAAGTAAACACTCCAAATACATGTTCTTCATATCCATAACTTTCAAACCAAGTATTTCCATGTACTAAATACAAAGTCATTTTCTGTCCTCCTTTACCGACTGTATATTATTTCTAATTCAATATCTTTTAGTTCATCTTTTTCGCGCAGAGTATTTTCTATTCTTGCTTTTACTACTATTGCTTCTTTTAATGAACAATATGCACCGTAACGGTTTCCTTTGTTGTCATATATTAAATATATAGGTATCATTTGAAACTATCCCTCGTGAATTTGCAGAATGGGCAATTAATACACATTTCTTGTAAATATCCAGTATTTTTAGTGCCACCGACTAACCCGCCACAAGTTCTTCCATATGCAATTCCTCTTTTTACCATTTCAGAATAGCATTTACCATAGTCATAACTTGCACCGTAAATAATCAAGACTAAAATTATTCCTAAAAATATAAATCCTATTATTTTAAACATCATTTCACATCCTCCGGCCAAGTGTAATCATCATCCAACTTGCTCTTAAACTTAACAGGCTTATGAGAATATAAATTCACAGGCTCTTCTAAGCAATCACAACAAGGCTCTTCATCCTCTTTTTTGTCACAAGCTACACACATATGACAATATTTATCAAAATATACTTCTTTTCTTTCATCTAAATCCATAAGATACATACTCCTTCTAACTGATTCTGCTTCTTCCTCTTCCCAACAGTCTTCCTCAAACTCATCGAAGTCTTGCTGAGATAAAATAATTACCCCAACAAGACCAAATAACATAAAAATAAAGAGACAAAACATAAATTCCATTAGTTGTTTGCCTCTTCTTTCTCTTTCAATTCAATTAAATGATTCAAATAGTTCTGTGCTTTCTTCAAATCCTGCAATTCAGTGCCTTTGTAAGGTGCTCGAACCACATATTTGATGACATTTCCTGAGTTAAAGTCCAAATGCCATGAGTCAATGAAGTCTCTAACCTCAATTCCGCCCTTTGTATAGTGCTCAGGATGGTTGATAATATCATTTTCTTGAGATTTAGCTTTTTCTTTTGCCATGTCTTCCTCCACTTGCTGGTTTAATTTTTCATACCAGTCTTTATCTAAGCTTCCATACCAATTAACAAACTTCAAATATACTTCATTGAACTTCTTTTTATCGCTGCCAATTTGTGGATATGCATCATGCAACCAAAGTAGTACTTTAGATATCAATGTTGGGTCATTCAAGTCGGCCACGTATGTATTAGATGTTCTAAAATCTGCTTGCTTACTGATGTGATCAATACAAATATCTATACGAGCATCATAAAGTATTGGTCTGAAAGTCAAACTATAAGAGATTACTCCTGTAAAATCTTTAAACATCTTTCTGATTAAAGTAGCATTCTTTTCAACCATGTTGTGGTCTTTAACTGGATAAATCACATGGCCTCTATTCTTATAGTAAATTTCCATTTCTTCATTATTCATAGCATTCCTCCTAAATATTTAAAAAACAATTTACGTTTCTTGTATTCTTCTTCAGCATTTGGGACATCAAGCATTTCGTAAAGTTCTAAGAAAATATTATCTAAATAAACAAATAAATTTTCTTTACAAAAATCAGGTAAAGAATAATGGCTCCAATGCTTATTACCTCTGCATAATACAATATGTATAGCTTGATTGCTTTGTATAAACTCAATCTTGTATGTAAGCAAACCTCTAGTATAGTTATCAAGAAAATCATCTAGATGAGCTAACATATCTCCTTTAGTTATCTCTTTTTTAGTAATATTATGGTCTTCTGGAAATTGCCAATATCTAAGTCTTTTTTCTAGTTCATTACTCATTTTCTTTTACCTCATAAGAATATAAATAGTATCTACGTTTCTTGTATTCAATTTCTGGATCAGGTACCATCAAACATTTGTAAATTTCATAGAACATAGTTTCAAGTCCACATAAAAACGCTTTATCAAATTTTGAATTATGTCTGTATTTACGATCTCCCCTTGATATGGTTACTGACACAAATTGCATTTCATTTTTTCCATGCGTAAGCTCATAATCATAACTTGCAATACCAGAAGTCATTACTTCTAGTAAGGTTTCCAAGTCTTTCTTGTTAACTTTATTAATATCAAACATCTATTTATCCTCGTTTTCTTTCGCTAATTCTGCCAGTTTTTCAAATTCGTCCCTCATTGTTGAAGGAATATCTTTGTAATTAACTTTTTTAGCTGGTCCTTCTTCTGTTCCATAGATTAATTTGTTATAAAACTTATCAGCTTCTTTTGATGCTGCTTGTTTTACTTCATTTTTGAATATACTATTTGCAGCAGTACTAGCTACAGAAAATCTTATTGCGTCAACTACAGAATCTGGAATTTTTGGATATAATGACTCTTCTTCCTCTTCAGGCAACCACTTTCTGAAAATATCATAGTAGAAGCCGTTGTTTCCAAACAGCTTTTTCGTACAAGCCATAGCAAGTCCCTTTTCCGGATCAAATATATCACCTGGATTACACTTAACAACTGTCTTAGTGCCGTCTCTCCAGAATACAATAGTAGCTGGATCATTAAATACAACTTTAGTAATAGTATTCAAATAAATCTTTTTAATACTATTATGGTCTCTATGTATTGGATTAACTCCATAATGTGAATTTGCAATTTGCCAATATGCAATCGGTGTTTCTAGATTTTTATTCACTTACTTTACCTCCCACAATTAATCTTCCTTGTTTCTGAGCGTGGTCATCCCAATCAACTACTTGAAAATATAAATCATTCATTCTCTTTTTAAGTCTTTTGAAATTAGCATTATCAACACTAATGCCCATAACACTAGACAAAATGTCGTCTCGTGTTACCATTTCTTTTGCATAATTCGTTACCCAATATCTTTCATTACTCATTTCTTTGTCCTCCATTCACGTTCTTTAATTTCTTTATGGTATGTTCTTGCATATGACATTGCATAATTCTTCATTGTTAAATCTTGATTTATAGTGAATCTCAGCGCGTCCTCAACATGCCTATGATCGCCTCGAACGGAAATATAAAAGGTCACCACCGTATTAGCTTTACTAAACACAGTAATGACCTTTGCATTCCCACCAAATTCTTCTTCATAACTTTCCTGAAATTTGACACGGCATTCCTCAACCAAGTCAATAAACTTATTTTTTAATCGCATATCTATTTTTCCTCTTGTTATTCATTAACTTTTTCCTTGCTTCCTCGTATTTTCTCATACAAGATTCACAACAAAAATATACAGTTCCTTCTCTATAAGCATGTTTGAAAAGGTATTGTGAGCGCATACCAGTGAAACTAAAAGTTTCTCCACACCACTCACATGTCTTCTCTGAAACTATACAGTTATTGTTATTTGCTCGGCTCATTCTTATACCAACCTAACTCGTACACCATTGCATTAATGGCCTTTAATATAGAAATATCAATACTACTATATTTCTCTAATCTTGGTGTATTAGATTCTTTAATTAATACTTCCTTCTTATCTAAATCAAAGCCAATACTAAATTTCAAACTGACAAACCAAATTTGACCTCTCATTTTTTGTTTGCTAAAACCAGCTGCTGCAAATAATTCTTCTGCATGTCTTGTACGATTAATTTGTTCCTTCATTTTTCTTCTCCTTGATTATTACTTCTTGAATAGTTAGACCTTCTTGCTCTGCATAAAGCTCTAACAAATATAAAAGAGGACTAGTCTCCATAACTAATCCTCCAAATGAATTCTATGTAGTTCATTGTAAACACCATTCATTAAACCTAATTCGGAATATAAATCTAGAATAGCTGCTAATAACTCATGCGATACTGGCATTGATTCCTGTACGCCAGTTGTAATTGTATAGAACAAGAAATCTCCAGACATTGTGTCAATAGATAGATAAGCAGAATGAATATAATTCTTACTATTCTTAAACACTAATACTTCACCAGTCTCATCACTGCAAGTTTCTGACAACACAAACCCTAATTTCTTTAACCCTTTACCTTTAAACGAATGCCAGAATGGAATATCTTTTTTCATAACTATCTCCTTTACCATGACAACTTAATAATTGATGCAAACAAAAATAAGTTCAACAGAATGTAAACACCTAATGACAATTTCCAAGTAAATATAAATCCAAAACACCAAGACAATACACCTACAATAGCTGACACAAACAAGTAAGTAACTGCAAATATAACAGCAATTACACCTAATACAATTAATAAACTCTTAAACTTTTCTTTATTCATATGATCTCCTTCTTCTAAAACAGTGACTAGAAATATAACTACCTAACAGGAAAGTTTTCATGCATAACTCTCACATCTAAACGACCTTGCTTCTCCAATCTTTCCAAATATTGGGTGTAAGCTTCACGTTTTTCAAATATACCTTTCTTGAATGTATAAATCATTCCATCTTGTGGGTGATAACATTCAAACGTATCTTCTAAAATATCATTCTCATTCAATACTGGCATGTAGCAATAAGGGTTCCATTGCATCCTCTTTTCTTGTCGATTCATGCTTTTAGAAATATATGTTAATGTTCTAGACATTGTAACAAGTGTTCTATTGATTTCTTTCAAATCCTTGCTTAAATCATTCACTCTTTTAGCCTCCTTTAAAAATATAAAGAAAAAGAGAAGAACCCTATTTAGATTCTTCTTCTGTTTCTTCTTGTATTGATTTCTTTGATAATACTGATAAAGTCTCCAACGTTACCATTGCTGTAACTCCTCCTAGTACTCCTCCAAATACATACAAGAATCCATTAATTAGTTTTTTCATAAATATAATCCTCTCTTTCATATAAGGGTATGCATACTACGCGACTAAAATGGTAAGTCATCTGAATCCATGCTCTTTGGTGCTGGTGCTGATGTATTAATTCCAAATTCACTTTCAAATGAGCCTTCTCCAGACATTGCTACAATACGTAAATTATTCAAGTTTGCTTTTGGCATCTCTTTGCCAGTACGTTTGTCAATGTAATGTCCTAAGTAAATATCCAAGTCAGCAGTTTCAAATCTAACGTCATCAACCATCTTAACCATTGATTCATCCCATAAAGCATAAGTTCCATTTGCTTGATAATATACTTTAGGATCTTTAGGTCCTCCGTAATAGCGAACAAGAACTTTCAAGTAATTGTGTGTAATAGTTTCTCCAGTGCTAGAACTAATAGTTTCGACATGCTTAACACTTGTTTCTCCATACTTAGCCATTTGGTAGTCTACAATCTGATTTGCAATATCATCTGGTAAGTCTAAACGGAAGTTTCTGTTTCCTAAATTGTTGAATGGAGTTTGTGCTCCTTCAAAGTTTCTATTAGACTTTGTAATCTGGTTAGTTACCTTGTCTCTAAAGTTTCCTGGCATTTCTCTGAATGTTAATCCTCTTAATTTTGCTACTCCGTATTCTGTAATTTCTAATTTCATCTTTATGTCCTCTTCTTTCTAAAATATAAATTAAAACGGCAACTTATCTGATTTAATGCCCAGATCATCATCTGAAACAAACATCTCAAAGTCGCCGTATTTACTAATTACTTCTACTGCATCATCTACTAACTTGTTGTAATATCCTAAGTCAATGCAGTTCTCTAATTTATTGGATTTGACTACTTCACTTTCAAGCCAACGATATCCAGTACTTCCTGACGCTGCATAATTCTTACCGTCACATACACGATATAGCAAGCCACCATTATTACCTTCTTTGATTGGACTGAACTGACCAACACGTCCTACAAATATAAGGTTATGGCCCTCTGGAATCTCTTTCTTTAGTTCTCCAATACTAGATTCAAGTTCTTCTTTAGAATATTTTTTGAAGTTCTCTTTATCTAACAATTTCTCATACTTATCAAGTAAAGCCTCTTTTTCACTAACATCTGGTAAGTTCTCATTGAAGTCCAAATATAAATCACCTTTAGATACTGCAAATGTCTCGCAAAGGTCTTTGAACTCAATATTTTCTTTTGTAAATAATTTCTTCTTTACATATGGTACTTGGAACTGCTTACCAACAGTAACCCATTCACCATCTGTAGTCTGCCCTACATAAACTGCATCATTAATTAATACAAACTTCTTAAACATATGTTCAACTTCAAAGTTGTACCCGTACTCTTTTCCAAAGTCCACTACAAACTTATGAATATAATCATCTGCGTCGTTAATTTTGATACAGTCTGTTTTAATATGGCATACATGGTATCCTTTTTTCTCTACCTCTCGTTTTAATAAAGTCATAAATAAAGCCCCACGCTTTGCTACAATGTTATCAATATTGTTTGGATCTCTAAATGCATTAGCAAACTTAGCACTTGTCAATCCATAGATACTATTAATGACAATCTTTAGAGCTTGAGCCAAATCAGATGCTAATTCTTCTTTTAAGAATGGCTTCAATGCTCCATTTAGCATACTGCCAGCTGTTTCAAAATCTTTATGCTTAATCGCAACACGAGCTAATCTTAACTCATCTGCAATCTTAGTAAACTTAGGTCCAAATATAACTTCTACAGACATTGTAGATGGGTGCATACTAGATACATCAAGACATATTACATTCTTATACATTCCTTCATCAGAATATACACGTCCGCCTTCACCAATAGTTTCACCTAAATATGTAGACATTTGTCCTTTTTTATTAAACTGGTCATATGTATAACCTTTGAAGAATGGTAATATACTTACTCCATCTTCTGGTGGGAATGGTTCATTAGGATCAAAATCTTTATATAATGGTAAACCATCTTTATCAAACCATCTATACTTGTAATCAGGTCCAAATTTGTCAATATACTCAGAATATCTTTCTGGCCCTACTGGATCTGCTAAGAATCTATAGTTAAACTCTGATTGAGGTCTTCTATTGTTTCCAAATATAATTCTTTGAGACAAACTATTAGTCGTATCATTACAAGTAGCATTAATACCATGTAAATTCTTTACAATTGCTACTAATATTTTTCTTGCAATGTAATCACCTTGACGAGCATTGAATACTGCCTCTGTAGCAATAACATCATTCTTACAATACTCTGCAACAAGGTTCCACATGTCTTCAGGCACTGGTTCATCCCATTTCATACCTAATTCTTTATGGTGAATTCCTAATTTAATTTCCCACTTCTTCAAAGACATCTTCTCAGAACAAAAGTCATAAATATCAGTCTCAGAAATGTTGTATGCTTCTGTTAAATATCCAGAACCTTCATTAATTAATTGCTGACTTAAATTGTAACAAGCTTTAATTGAATATCCTCTATATGCTCTTGCATAGATAATATGGTTGTCATACTTTCTGTTGTTAAACCCAATCAAGTCATAGTTTTCAATCAGTTCTTCAACTTGCTCTGGCGTTGGGTTAATCATTGAAATTACTGGATTCTCATCTCCAGGAATCTTATAACAAATAAGCAACAAGTTAGGGAATACTTCAATATCAAAGAATGCAATGTTAGGCTCATCTTTTTGCTCTTGTTCTGAAATATAATTCTTACCAACAAACTTCATGTTGGCTACTACTCTCATACAATATGCACTTTGGTGAGTACTACGCATAGCAAACTGCAATACAGCATCTCTTAAGTCACTAACATCGTACCTTAAATTATTGTCATATGTTTCATTTAGAATATGATCAATAAAGTCAATGTTAGGTTTAGTGCCAGGATGAATCTCCTTAGCAAGTGCTCTCTTAATTAATTCAATAAGTTTCTTTTCATTCAATACAATCTTCTTGTCAATCACTTTTTTATCTCCTTTTAATGGAAGTCCGGACTGAATATGACTAATGGGAAGGTTATTACATTTAGTCAATTTACGTCTAAGAGAGCTTTTACCCGTAAATATCTTTACTTCAATCTGGTCGTCATAGATTCTACTTAATTTACTAACGTCTCCATCATAAATATAATGCAGATGAATGCCGGCTCCTCCTTTACTTACCTCTACATATGTCTTTGGAAACTTAGACGCAGCTTCTAGGTTCAAAGCAAAGTCTTTATTTCCATCTTTATCTTTTAAATCTAAATCAATCACAATATGATTCTCTGGGACTCTTACATAATGTAGTCTAGAAGTGTCTAATTCTTTCAAATATGATTTACACTTGTCCCAACTCACAACTGGTGTTTCATTATCTGATGCATACTGAGCAAAGCAGTCCTTACAGTCTTCATCAAATATAGAATCCTGCTCATACAAGTCTAGCCAATCAGGAGTACTAATTTTAGTTTCTTCTGGTGGCTTAGTTGTGAATTTATCAATCAAGAATGTTTCGTAGTAATTGCATACTCTTGTACCATCTTCAAGTGTCTTATGCTCATAGAATTCTTTATAGTAATTCTTAAACTCTTCTTTAAATACTCGTTTAGATGCTTGATATGTGTAATTTGCGTCTTCACAATATGCCTTGTATAATTCCCATGCAGATTTCAAACTAATACCATTACGGCTTTCAAATATGATGCTATTGTCTAATACAAAGTTATAGAAGTCATTGGATGCTCCCATCATTCCAGTTGGAATATAATTGTCATAATAGTTAGGTTCTTCTTGGTAGACCTCTAGACAATGTTGAGCGATGGCTCCTAATTCAAAGTCAATCTGCTTAGTTAAACGAATATAATCATTGTGCTTCAATTTATTACCAGTTGGAGACACATCAATTAAACGTCTGATTAAACCTGACTTAGCTTCAGTGATCTTTACAGGTTTATTAGTACCCATGAATAAGAAAGCTTTAATACTTGCTACATATAACTTTTCATACTTGGCATTCATAGGTTGCATCTCATGTGAAACTAAACTGTTTAATTTCGTATTGTCTTCAATCCTACTTAAGTCACCATCATGTTGAATACCTACAAGTGGAAATGACTTAAACGGTTCTAATGAGAAACTACCATTGCCACCAATAGACTTAGCATCAAATGCACACCAATATCCATCAAATAACTTTTGTATAATGTTCAATACAGTTGACTTTCCGGTACCTGCAGAACCATACAGTACTAAGAACTTTTGAATATGTTTACTATCACCACTGACAATAGCACCAATAGCCCATTCAAGTTTGTGCCGTTCTTCCTCAGAATATAACACTGAGATTAACTCATCATAAGCTTCAATAGAACCTCTCTCTAGAGAATATGGAAGTTTCTTGCTAGCATAGTCTGCTTTCTTACCTTCTGAATTACTGAATGCAAGGCTTTGGTCTAAAATATGATAGTTATCTCGTAATTGCTTCTGACAATACTTGTGCCATCTATCAATACTTCCACTATCTGCATCCCACATGTAATGCACTACTTTATGTTCATCTTTAATTTCTTCTGCTTTTTTCTTAAGCTCTTCATCTACTAAACGAATTACTTCTTCTTCGTCTGTTGACCACTTCTTATCTTCTTCAACCCAGATTGCATAGAAGTCTCCACCGCGAATCATTAAGTCTGATGATTTCTTTACTACAAATTTTGGAGAAATATCACAAACACCTTTTTGATACTTAACTGCTATTCTTAAAAAATCTAGCATTCAAATATAACTCCTTTCTATACAATCTAATTACCTCAACTGTTGATTCAAATATCTTGTTGCTTGCCACCAAATTTCAATATCTCTCATGTCACAATCTGGATTATCTACTGTAAATAATCCTCCTCTGCCATTTGGTTCATACTCTCTATTCATGAATCTATTTAACGTAAATATAACAGCACCTACATCAAAGTGTCTGTCATCAGCAGTTCCTAATCCTAGACTAGAAACCATTCCCCAGAACCATTGGCAAGTCCTGTCTCCATAAATAGGGTTATCCATTACGTTCTGTTCAATATAAATACTCAATGCAACCATCATTTCTAAAACAGAACAAGGATAATTAAGAGAAGCACGAATTTCTTCATTAGAATATCCGTACTCCTCTGCAAAAGAAGCTCTTAATTCAACCCCAGCCATTAATCTATTCTCATCTCTTGGGCATCTTGGATTTACAATAAACTCTGTTGTAGACAGAATAGTAAATAACTTTTGGTAAGAGCGCTTTAGTACACTATCATCACCACAAGCAATATTCTCTAAATAATCTAAGTATTCAATCGAAATATCATCTCGCATATGGATAATTACCGCCTACCAGTAAAATCTCAATTGCTTCTGATAAAGGTTCGTTAATCACATACACACAATCATCTTCATACTCACCAAATGTATTTAATGCATTTGTACCTACTAACTCATCTGGATCAGTAACAATATCATCATTGTCATAAGTTAAAGTTCCATCACCTTCGTAGTAGTGCAAAGTAGTAATGGTGAAATTATCACCGTCTACATCCGCAAACTCCTGAGGCGATACTACATATGGTGCTTTTTCTTGAACAATTGATTGTGGTTTTTCTACTTCCTTAGAATATTGAGAATAGTTTTCTTGATTGATAATATAATCATTGGTTTTCATGTTTGTTGCATTGATAATAGCTTGTCTTAAATTAGATTGTTTTGTTTCTTCTTTGACCAGTTCTGGAATATCTTCTGACTTCATTTCTAGTTGGTCTTGAAGCTCATTAATTTGTTCTTGCAGTTTATTCATAATATCTTTATAAGAGGCAACTTCTTTATTAATGTCTTGTTCTCTTACCTTATTAAAATAAAAGCTTGTAGCAAGTGCACTTAATACACCGCCACAAGCAAATACTGCAAAATATCCTAGTACTTTTTTCATACTATCTCTTAGCCCATGTAATTTGGTTACGAATATAACCATCAACATTGAAGTCTAAGATGCATGAAGGTTCATAACCATTATTAAAGTCAGTTGCATCATCACCTAAATATGTAATAGGTGTGATAGTAATACAATTGTGATGTTCTCTTACTTCTTTTTCAGTGTGGTCTTTATAAACCCAACCAATATCATGTCCAGCTTCAGTCCCATCCATACCAAGTGCTTCATAAACATCATTCAAGAATACATAACCTCTTTTTTTCAATAAAATATTCATATCAGTTTCAACACCTTGAATAAAGTCTTTATTGTAATATGCGTTGTTTCTCCAATATACAGAATTTACTCTATCAAAAATACGAGTGAAATCATTATCCTTAGTAATCTTTTTAGTAGCTACATTCTTTGTTTCTTTCTTTTCTTCAGTTGTACCATCTTCTTTTTCGACCATAGACTTAATTTCTTTTGCCTTGATTCCATAACGCATTTCTTGGTCAACTTGCTCACCATACTTTTCCTTAACTCTTGCTCTATAGTCTTTATGAATACTATCTAATGTTCCATAAGCTGCTGCTAGAGTTAAATTTCTCTTACGCATAATGTTTGTACTTGTGAAAATACATCCAATTGATAAACCACCTAAAATAATTGCTGGACCATAGCATACAAGTAAATCTTTAGCCATGATTCCATAAGCTACTGCTAAATCTTTCTTAACTGAATCTTCCTTATAATCTTCTAATCCTTGTTCTTTAGCAATCTTTTCTGCTTCATGAATATCTTCTAGATTTTGTTTACCTTTTTCCAAGATTTCATGTGCTTTTAATGTGCTCTTGCAAGCCAATACTGTTGCAGTAACTCCTAAACCTACACCTGCAACTGCTAAAATTTCTCCTGAATGTTCCTTTACTTGAAATACTGCTGCATTAAATGCTCTAGTAATAACGTCTTTCATAAATATAATCCTCCTTTAGTCCTTACTAATTTCAATTGCTTTTGGCATCAATAATATCCATTTACCATTCATCTTTCTTTGAGTTCGAACACTTTCCAAATTATTCCAACCCCAATCTAAGTCTGCATAAGTCCACTGCAACTTAGCTTCACGATATAAAGCTGCAACTTCTACATACCCACGTCTTCTAATTTCATTCTTTAATAATTGAAGTACATAGTTTGCTTCTGCTTCTGTTGTGAATTCAATATTCTCATAACTATATACATTTCTAGAATATAAGTCTTGAGGTGTTTGCACTGCATTCTGTGCATACCTATTTGGTATTGTATATTGCTTTTCATATGCATAATATCCACCTTGAGAATATGGTGCATTACTTGGTCTCTGATAATTCTGAATACTCTGTCCATTAAATAAAGTCATCTGAATCATGTTCTTTAATCCATTAGACACTGTATCCATAATCATGAACCCAATATTTGCTAACCCATTCCTAAACTGGTCTTTTAATTGATTCTTGATTTGTTCTCCAACATAGTTAGCAACTTTAGATGCATCTTCTTGAAATATCTTTTTTTCTTTCTGTGCATCTTTAATTTCTACTTTGTCCATTAATTTGCTCCCTTCGAAAATGTAAAAGAGAATAGACCTTGCTAGATCTACTCTCCTTGATTAGTTAAAACTTGTTCGGCAACTTCTTCAACGTTTTCTTTGATTTCATCTACGTCAACTTCAGCTCCTGTTAATTTTTGGACTACTAATGTAGTAATGACTCCTGCTCCAAATACCAATGTAGTTTTTACAACTTTCTTTCCAATAGATTTGAAATCTTTCTTTGATTTCTTAACCTCTTGTAATTCAGCAGTTTCTTCTACTTTGTTCTTGTGTAGCATATCTTTTACTGCACCCATAAGTCCTTTCTTTTCAGTTTCTGTTGTTTCAGTTAATTCAACATCTTCAACAACGTTTTGGTTAGTTTGTTCCATTTTAGTTTCCTCCTTTTTCTCATAATATGGTTTGTTTTTTGCGCGAATTGTTATGCATCTTCATCAAAGTTAGGTTCTGGTGAAAATACTGGGTCAATCACTTTGGCTTTAATACCATCATCAGTAACTAAGTCTCCATGATTAAAGTCAATCCAATATAATTCATTAAAGCAATTCCAACCTAACTCATCTCCAATAGGAATTTCATCAATCCCCAATAATCCAAAGAACTCATTAAGACTTACAAATCCACGTAATAGCAAGTTTCTATTCAAGTGATACTCTGCTAATATGACTCTTTCTTTAGTTGATCTAAAATATCTTTTTGAAATAGGCTCATAGAATACTCTATATTCTTCTTCAGTAGGTTCATCTTCAAATCCATTACTTGTAAGTGAGCAGAATGTATCTACCAAAATATTGGCATCTATGGCTTGTTCAATGTTCACTGCTTTAATAACTTCTTGATGAGCATCCATACCATTAATCTCAATGTTCTTTTGTTGATACAACTTGTGAGTTTGGTCTGCCAAAATATAAGCACTAGCAAGAGCTTTGTAATGTTTGTCACTAATAAAATTAGAACCAGCAATGCAAGCTACAGTACCAATTCCTAATGAAACTGGTAAAATATAACACTTCCATGTCTTCTTTACTTTATCTTTTGTAGTCTTTACTTCTGGTTCTTTTTGTAAAATATCATGAGCTTTCAGTGTTGCCTTGCTTGAAAATATAGCAGTAGCAACAACACCTACACCACCAGCAATACTAAGTGCTAGTGGAATATATCGCTTGTAGTTCTTCATCTTTCTTTCCTCCAAAAATATAAAAAGCTAAAAGCCGAGAGTATCTCGACTAATAGCTATAACCACAGTCCCTATGAAACATGGGCTCAGATTCAAACTCAATTTCTGCACATGGACTATCATCTTCTGCATTAGAATACATGTAGTCTACTTTGATAGTTCCTTTTTGTGCATCAAATACATAATTATCACCTAATTTTGTTTCTGGTAATCCAAGAGCATTATAGAATTCATTTAATGTAACCATGCCATTATTAAATAATTCTTCATTCAAATCATTAACAGCCTTCTTGATAGTATCTACATCACTTCTAAAATATCTTCCACTGTATACATCAAAGAATAAACTATCTCCTCTACCATATGCACGATAGACTTGTGTATCACTGATAGAATATGTATTCATATGATTTTCAGTTACTTTCTGACGAATCTTTTGTTCTTTCTTGTCGCCTACAACTTCTTTAGTTGCATTCTTGTATTCTTGTAGTGATGACTCTGCTAATTTATATGCTGCCATTGTTGCAACTGCATTGTTTGCTTCTGCTTTGTAACCACCAGCAATACCTAATGCACTTACTCCCCACAATACTGCTGCAGGAATATAGCAAGGAGCTGCCTTCTTGAATGTTTCCTTTACAGGCAAGTTGTCTACACCTTGAGCTTTCTTCTCTTTCTCAAGAATATCATGTGCCTTTAATGTTGCGTCTGCCGTCATACATAATGCCACACCTGTTCCAATAATTCCTCCGACAAGCATGATTTTACTTCCATGTTCTGCCCATCCTGCAACTACTGCTTCTTTCAAAGTTCCTGTAAATCCTTTTAAATCAATCTTTGGTAATTTCATAATTTTGTCCTCCTTTATACCAAAAAATAAAAGCAAATAGATTGTTTAACCTACTTGCTTAATTTGTTCAGCTGCTAATTTTGCTGCCTTCTCAACCATTCTTTGTTCCTTCATCATACCGATTACTGCACTTCCTAATGCAACACCAATCTGTAATCCGATGTATAAAATTTTGTTGTTAGCCATAATTCAGCCCTCCTTTTCATAATAGACTTTGCAAATTTCGCGAAAGTAAAAAAATAAAAGAGACTTAAACGTCCCTTCTATTAGAATATCTTCTGACAAAGTCCAGTTAAACTTTTGTAAGCTGTTTTACCTGGAGTATTCGTAATGATCTCTGGATTATCACCTAGCTCCAAATCCCATCCTTTCTTACATGCCCAAATGGATGCTCCTAATGCACCTACACTAACTACTGTTGTAATAACACCAATAGCATTTCTCCATTTATTGTTTGATTTCTCTACTTCAATTTTTTCCTCTTCCAATTTAAGTTCTTGTTTCTTTAGACTTAATTCGTCCAATTTAATCTGTACCTCTTCTGTTCGAGTTGAATTGTTTAGAGTATCATCCATAATAGTTCTGCTAAGTTTGTTATACTCCTCACATAGTCTGCAATAAGATTCATTAGATCTTGCATACTCTTCAGACGATGAATCAAGTTTGGCATTGTACTCTGCAATACTCAAAATCTCTTTCTTCATACTCTCTAAAACTTCTTTCATAAATATAATCCTCCTTCAGTTTTATTCCATTACATAGTTTGATTTTCTTGCGAAGCCACAAATGAGGTATCCACTTTTAAAGTGATCCTTTTCTTGTTCTTTAATTTGTCTATCTCATTAACCTCAAATCTATAGACCTCCTTATTTGGATTTGAAATATCAATTTTCAGCACTCCATCATGCTTGATTCTCTGTTCAATATTAATAATTACTAATAATGCAATAATTGCTAAATATAAATAGTCCATGCTTTTACCTCCTAAATGAAAAAGAGAATGCACTGATTTAATGCATTTCTCTTTGTTCTTTGTTGAAGAATTTATCTACAGTTTCTCCATGTTTTACATAGAATTTTACTTTGTTGATTTGTGTTAGTATTTTATGGCGTTGTTCTGGAAATCTTGTCCATAAATATCCTCCAATTCCTGCAACTGGGATAATTACATCTCTTATCCATAAGCGTGCCTCTCTAGCTGCTTCAACATTCTTTCTTCTAATTTTCATGATAGAAATCCTCCTTTTTCTTTCTTCTCATAATAGTCCTTGAATATCACGCTATTTCTTTTTATGCTCTGGAAATACATCCATCAAAGCATTGATACTATTTGCCAAATCACTATATGCCTTGCTCTTTGTCTTATAATAATTAGACTTTGTAGAATATAACTTTCCTACAGACCCCATGATTTTAGCAAAAGCAACAAACAGAATAAGTTTATCTTCCATATGTAAATCCTCCATTCACAAATATAGTTTGAAATCTTCGCGAACAGAGAAAAGAAAAGAGTCTAATTATTCATAGACTCTAATCTTATCTGCTTTTTTCTTCTCTTTGACAAAATATAATCCTGCTAATCCTAAACATGTAATTGTTAAAACTGAACCTGCAATAAAACCTTCTTTGTATCCAATACTAATACCATCTCTTAGACCATTCTCATATGACCAACTTCCATAGTCACATATACTCTTATATAGTCTATTGTTTCTAGCATTGTAAATATACTCTCCTAAGTAAGCTATTGCTTGTTCTCCGTTCTTTTTAATTTCTGTTTTTTCTGACATATTATTGTCCTCCTTTTCATAATACAATGTGCTTATTTAGCGAAAAGAAAAGAGACTTTAATATCAAGTCTCTATTCATAAAATTCATCTGCAATATAAACGATTGATAAGTCAACCAATGTATCTGGATTTAATTCAGGATGTTGCTTTAATATTTCTTTTCCAATCTCACAAGCATTAATAAGTTCTAGACCATTCATTACTAAGGTGTCAACACTTGTATCTTCTCCTGTTCCTTTTAAATCAATATCCATTTGTGGAATATCAATTTTACCAAGTTTGTAACGTACAATTGCTGTTCCTAATGCAACTACTCCAGTAACTCCTACTGCAATCTTGTCCGCATTATTCAAACTCCATTCCTTTAAATCTTTTACTCTTTGTGACAATTTCTTCTTCATATACTGTTCCTCCTTTGTCATAATATGAAATGTTTATTAAACGAAAAAAAAGAATAGTACGGGACTCGAACCCGAATTCTATTGTCAACTAGACAATTGTTTTACCATTTAAACTAACTATTCTTCTCATAACATGACTTGTATTTTTCGCGAAGAAAAAGAAAATAGTCTGTTTCAAAGACTACTTCTCTTTCAAATCATCAATACTGATAAATGTGATTTTGTTATCTTGCACTTTCTTGTTGTGTAGTCTTTTAGCTTCTTTTAGTCCTCTATTATGTCCGATTAAATATCCCATAATAACGCAACCAAATGCCGCCATACAATCTGTTACAAACATTCCTGTACTTGAAATAAACCAATCCATAATATTATCCTCCTATTTGTGATTCTTTTCACAATATAACTTGATGCCTACGCGAAAAAAAGAGAAGAACATAATGCTGTTTTCTATCTCAGGCCCATACGTCCACGCATAAGTGCTGATAGATCCCATGCTACTCAAATCTAGTTGCTTTATTGATCATAACATTATGCCAGCTAGAACTGTTTCTTCTCATAATACACCTTGATATTTACGCGAATATGCTATAATACTTGCGTAGGAGGTAATATATGGAAGCACTACTTTATACAAGAGTGTCTCGTGAAGAACAAGTAAAATTCGGTTTATCTCTAGGAGCACAACTAGAGGCTTTAAAAAATTATTGTGCTGAAAATAATCTGAAAATCAGAAATGTCTATTCAGATGAAGGTATCTCAGGAGGTTCAATTAAAAAGCGTAAAGCATTCCAAAAAATGATTAAAGAAGCTGAACCCGGAGATATAATACTATTTACTAAGTTAGATCGTTTTAGTCGTAATCTTATGGATGCGAATCTAGTAGTTCAAGAATTAGAAGAAAGAAATATCTCAATCAAAGCAATTAATGAAGATGACATTGATACTTCAACTGCTGATGGTAAGTTTATCTTCAACTTAAAATTATCACTAGCTCAACGTGAACGAGAAAAAGTTTCAGAACGTATTAAAGATGTAAATATCTACAAGATTAAAAAAGGTGAAGCCATTACAGGAACAGTTCCGTATGGCTACAAAATTGAGAATAAAAAATATGTAATTGTGGAAAATGAAGCTCAAGAAATTCGTAACCTATTTGACATGTTTATCAAAACTCAAAATTTAACAAATACTACAAATTGGTGGAATGAGAACCATCCAAATGATTTACGTAGTTCAGGTAGTCTTAGATATCAAAAGTTAAAAAATAAGATTTATCTTGGAATTCATCCATCTGGTCTAAACAATGAATTTTGTGAACCAATCATTACTAAAGAACAGTTTGATGAAGTTCAGAGAATATTTGAAGGTAATAGAAATATAAGAGGAAGTAAAACTAAAACTAAAAATGTTTACTTATTCTCAAAGCTTATTCACTGTCCAAAATGTGGTTGCACAATGGTTGGAATTTATGGAAGTACTAGAAATGGAAAATATCGTGGAAGATTCAAATATTACAGATGTAATGCTCTTTACAGAAGTAAAGAAAATTTAAAATGTGACTTTAGACATTATCTTTATGAAAAAAGAGTTGAGCGTGTTGCATTAGATGGATTAATTGCTAAAGCTAATGAAACAGTTGATGTTAAACTTGAACCTGAGAAAAATAACGTTGCTGAACTTGAGAAGAAACTTGAACAAACAAAAAGTAAGATTAAACGATTAAAAGACATTTATGTAGATGGATTATTAACTCGTGAAGAGTTTGATGAAAAATATAAAGATTTACAAAACTTAGTAAATGAGATACAAACAAGCCTTGATAAAGAGGATGAGAACAAACCTACAAATTTAGCTATAGAACTAAAAGGTTTAGACATTGAATCTTTATACAACAAATTAACTCCAGAGAATAAACAAATCTTTTGGAGAAAATATATAAACCGAATTGAAGTTGATAAAGACACACTAGAAATTAATGTAGTGTACCAATGATGCACAGCCACATGGACTTAAATCTGTAACCACTGAATTTTGTGCCGGTGGCATTGAGGGTGATGAAAAAGACAGTGCATTACTTGCAGCTAAACGTGAATTACAAGAAGAAACAGGCTACGTTTCAGATCACTGGAAACATATTTATACAATTCCTAGTAATCCTACAATAGCGGATAATTATGCGTATTTATATTATGCCGATGATTGTGAAAAAGTATCGAAGCAGCATCTAGATTCGACAGAATTTTTAGAAGTCAAAGAATATACAGAAAATGAAATCAATGATTTAATTAAAAACAACGAATTTGTTCAACCAATTCATCTAATGGGTTGGCTAATGGTGAAAAAAGGCGTATTATAGGGATATAAAGGAGACTTATAAACATGGAAAAATTAACTAAAAAGGACATCATTTCAAACATTGCCGAAGATTCTCACTTATCTAAAAAGGACATCACTGAAGTTGTTGACTTGGCATTAACACAAATCTTTGAAGGTTTAAGTGAAGGAAAAACGGTGGATCTTGCAGGATTTGGAAAATTTGAAATCACTGAAAGAAAAGCTAGAGAAGGATTCAATCCTCTAACGAAAGAAAAGATTCAAATTGAAGCTAGCAAATCTGTTAAGTTCAAAGTTGCCAAAGCTCTAAAAGAAGCCGTAAATAAATAA